TCTGTATAACCTGTTGTAGGTGTTGCGTATGTTGTACCTGACCAATTAAGTTGTTGTTCAAATTGTGTAATAAGTTCGTTATTTTCGTTATAGAAACTAAAGTTAGCCCAATCTGCTTCCATATATTGTCTATCCCCTGTCAAACCATTTAGATAATATAATACGTAATTTTCGTTGGATTGTATATATTGTACACGAGGTGCGTCAGTCAAAAATCTACTACTATCACTCATCTGTGGTGTGTTAGGATAGTCAATATAATACTGAGACATTGGTGACAATGTTCTATTACTATCTAAAGTTAAAATAGTATTACCACTAAGTGCCGTTCCTAATTCTTGGTCAAAGTTTGGTAACAGATATTTGTCTGTACCCATTTGGAATGCTCCACCAAATAAATCAAAGTAATTACCTGTGTTTGTAAAATTACTTGCGGTAAATCCTGTGTTGTTTTCACAGATTGGTATTTGTGTATAGTGATTAAAATCATTATAACTTGTCTCACCTGTGTAACCAATACCAATAAAATACTGATAACGATATTTGATGTTAGCCTTAATCTTATTTGGGTATGGATTATTTAAGTTAATATGTTCCCAAGTTTGATACCAATCGTTTCTAAAATAGTATTGATAGTGTTCAGACTTAACATAATTTGATAAATAATCATATGGTCTAATATTAAATTTATATGTGTATGTATTACCTGATTGATTTACATTATATGGAACAATTGACATTGCACCAACTTGTTTTTCATCAGAAAATAATTGTACCTGTAATTCAAGTGACGCATTATATGTGTCACCTGTTAGGATAACTTCATACGTTCCACCTCTTTGGTATATCATATCTGTAGACCTACGTAATTGTGTATTACTGTTTAGACCATTCGCGTATTGTGTTGGGTATCCGAAACTCATATTATAATCCTTCTAATTGGTTTAATAAATCTTCAAACGCTTGGTCTTCAATCAATGCTAATATTCTTGTGTCTTTAACTATCTTATCATAAGATATATCCACAAAGTTTTTAGGTATATTTTGGTAACCAAATCTACCGATTGACCGAGCAACAACAAACGCTGTTGATTTAATATTTTTATCGTTTTTAGGTAAGAACTTACCTGTTTTAAAATCTCTTATTCTGAAACTCTTTTTTTCTCTAATCCATTGTTCTATTGCACCAATGTTTGCAAATCCTCCACTACCATTTGGTTTTCTATTGTTAGCCAACCAATATGCGTATGTATTTGATAATGGTTGACCAAATGCTTGAACTTGTATTGATTGTATTCCTTGTTTGTTACTAACAACCTTTGCCTTGATACTATCTCTCAATCTACCACTTGCAACACGGCTTGTTAAACTCTTTTGGAAACGACCATATAGATATACCTTTTCAGATAAACTTTCTTTTACAATGTCCTCAAGTATGGGTGCAATTACTTCTAAATTCATATTACTGTTGTGTTATTTGTAGTGTACCATATATTGGTTCACCTACACCTGAATATATTTTTATTTCTGCAACCAATGGTTGTCCTAATGAACCTGAAACAAGTCCTTCAATTTCACCTGATATGGTTCCATTTAAATCACCTGTTAATGTTCCGTTCAATATTGTTTTATAATTATTTTCCATATTTTATAAGTTTGCGTCACAATAGTCTACAACTTGGTTAACCTCTGCGTCACTTAGTTGTTTATTGAATATTAATAATCTATTTAAAAATCCATTAATTTGTGGGTCAGTAAATGATTGACAGTTACCGAATGTAAAGTTTCTTGTATTATTAAACGCTAAATTTGTACTTGCATTATTTGCAATACTCATTGTTGGTTTTGTTTTATTAACATAATACTGAGCACTTAAATTAACCGCAAGTCCTATTCCACCATTTGTTGCCATTGTATAAACATACCTTGCACCTCTTAATGTTGTTGCGGTTGTTGTTACTTGTTGTGATGAGCCAGGTGCTCTCATTAAATAAAATGGGTTATTGGTAAATAATATACCCATACCATTAGAACTTACAGATTGTTTACCCCATAAATTTCTATTTGAGGTTGATGTAATATGCATATTAATTACAACAGTCCAAGCTGCGTTACTATCCCATACACCATCTGAATTGATTTGAAATAATGTTTGTCTTGTTGAACCTGAAAAAACTAATCCTGTAGCATTTTTTGTGTAACCACCTGAAGGTATAGCACTCACTGTTGCAGTAGAACCTGGCGCTGAATTAGTCCAAGTTGTAGAACCTGCAGTATAATCACCCTGCCATAAGTTTACTACTAAACCTGATGGTAAAGGTGAGGGTGGTGCTGTTACACCTTGATTTTGAAACGCAAATGGACTAAAATTCATATTAGATTAAGTTCTTTACATTCGCTAAGAATAAGTTTGAACTATCAAAACTTACCAAAGTTATTATATCTGTTGTTGTTCCTGTTGATGGAACATATGCTGAACCACTTACTTGTTTAACTGAAGTTGGGAATGATACTGTACCACTACCTGTTGTATTCAATTTAACATTAATGGTTTGACCCGGCTTGATGTTACTTGGTTCTATTCTAATATTTTGTGAACCTGTTAACGCTAACTCAAAGAAGTTACCATCATTTAAGTTAAGTGATGCTGTATTTGAAGTTACTGTTAGTGGTAATACATTACCTTGAACAGAACCTGTGATTACTGCTGAACCTGTTACAGTTAATGAACCTGTTATTGTTTGGTTACCATTAAATGTATTTGAACCTGTTATTGCAAATCCAAGTGCTGATATTTGTGAAGAACCACTTACTATACCACTTGGTACATCTGTAATTCCTGTATATGATATTTGTGATGACCCTGACACTAAACCTGATGGTAAAGTTACAGGAGCATAAGATGCAGATAATGCGTTTGTTGCAAAAGATGCGGTTCCTTGTAAAGAACCTGTTATTCCACCTGATACATCTAAACTACCTGTTATACTCATTGGGAATTTAAAGTTGGATTTTTTCCAAACATCAAATTCACCATTAGCAGGGAACGCAATTGCGGTGTCACTACCCGATGGATTATTACCACCACCTACAAACATAAAGGTTGGTATACTTGGATATTCAGGTGTGTATGAATTAATCACCATTGACCCTTCAGAATTACCTGAAGTATAACCTGTTGGTGTCCATAATACAAATCCTGAGTATACACCGCCAGGATTTTGGTCATCAGCAATTATACTAACTTGTCCAAATTGTGAACCTGAATTTTGTGCATTAGATGCAATTAAAATATTTGCGTTATTATTTTCTAATCTAAGATTGTTATTTATTGTTGTTGGTGCATTTAGAAATATATTTTGACCTGTAATTCTATGGTCAAGTGAACCTGTCACATTTAATGAACCTGACACTGTAAGTGATGGTGAACCAACAGTTTGTGCTCTAACAATTAATGCTGGTTGTCCTCCAACACTATGTTCAATTATTGCTGAACCTGTTACAGTTAATACGTTTGTTGAACCACTAATAGATGTGTTACCATTAATAGATGTATTACCATTAATTAACATTGAACCACTTACACCAACCAATGAACCTGATGTTACATATAAACCTGTTCTTCTATTTGAAAGACCTGTACCTGTACCCACCGCAAATATTGTTCTCGCACTATCCGCTAAACCATTATCTTGACCATTCCATCTACCGATAAATGCTGAACCTTGTGGGTCGGTAACTACACCGTGTGAACCTGATACAATTAATTGTTGACCAATCACTAAACTGTTTCTTAAATTAGATTGGTCAGAACCTGTTAGTTCAAGAGATATTGCATTTGATAAACCACCTATAATGTTACCAACTAAATTTCTTCCCACATTAGTTGATGGTGAACCCGCAACAGTTACGGTATGACTTTGTCCACCTAATATATTACCATTAAGTATAAAGTTGTTGTTTGAACCTGTATGAAAAAATCTATTATTAATTACGAAACCTGTACCAACCGTTGAATTAATATTTGCATTTGCATTAAATGATGAACTTATTGCATTTAAAGTAAGAGTACCAGCATTAATATTATTGAATATTGTTTGTGAATTTGTCAACAAAGAACCTGATGCATTTGAATTAATACCACCAACATTTATATTATTGGTAAATTGTGATGATAAACCAAGTGTTTGTGAACTTGAAATATGATTTAAAGTAACACCACCAAGAACAATGTTAGTATTAATAACATTGGCAGTATTTGAACTACCTGATGAAAATGTCATAGTAATTGGTGAAGCTATGTAGTTGTTACTTGGTGAAGGTATTGTTAATGAAGATGTATTAATAGTTGGAAAACCTGATGATACTATATTCACTGAACCTAATAATGCTCTTCTACCAAATGTTGCAGGTTGGGAATTACCCAAGTTCATTATTAAGTTATTAGAACCACTAATTAATATAGAACCTGTAAGATTGGTTAAACCTGTAGGTCCTGAAACTGCTGCGCCAGGTATCATTGCAAAGTTACTATCATTATCATTTAATGACGTTGTAACTGCGTTTAAAAAGTTGTTATATACTGTTGATGATGTAACACTATTGAGACCACCTAATAAAACTAAGTTTGGTTTTACAACATTTGGTAGAATTGTGTTTAATCTTGTTGTACCATTAACACTTAATGACCCTGATATGTCAACACTACCTGTGATAGTTTGATTACCGATAAATGTATTTGAACCTGTTGTTGCAAATGAACCTGTTGATACCGCTACAGCCACTTGGTTTGTATTACCAACCCAAAAATGTCCTGTCTGTATATTTGGAACATCGTTTGCTCTACCTGGCCCTAAAATAACACCTGAACCATTAACAGCAGACTTTTCAACATTACCCAATTTCTGAATAAGTGCTGAACCTGTTGGTTTAACATTTGTATATCCTCCACCAACTGCAACAAATATATTATCACCTGACCCAAATGCCGATGTATCAACACCATTAATAAATCCTACAACAATTGCTTCACCTTCATCACCAGCGTTTAGTGTTTCGTTTAATACAACACCTGCTGGCATTCTTAATGGGTTACCTGCGTCTGCGGGAAATACACCAACAAGATTACCACCTGTTCCTGAACCTGTGATATAACAAGGTGTTCCTTTTAGAATTGTCACACCACTAACGTTCTTTGCAGTAACACTTGTTCTAAGCGCACTATCAGTTGTGCCAGCAGAACCGGCAATATCTGCATAAGATGCTGATTGAACATTATTAACTGTTAAGTTAAATGTAGAACCATCACCCTTTGTGAAAGTTGATGTTGCTCCTGACACACTACCTGTTATCATAAACGAACCTGTATTTGTTGTATCAGGTGCGTATGATGCGGATAATGCTTGTGTTGCATAAGATGCAGTACCTTGTAATGACCCTGTAATACCATTGGTTACATTTAATGACCCTGTAATTTCTACCTCATCAATTATTATAACTTTATTTATACCACTTGTGGTAATTGTAATGTCACCATTACCTGCAGGATTATTAATAGTATTAGTTAATAATGCGGTACCAACAACTACACCACCATCAGTTCTAATTTCACCTGTACTTCTTAAAGAACCTGTAATTGATAATGGTCCATTTGGTAATCTAACTGTACCGTATAATGTTTGTGTATCACCAGCTTCATCACCAAGGATGTTACTTCCTGATGAAAATATAACTGATGATGTTTGATATATTGTTTCTAAATAAGTAATTGATGCAGATAATGCAGTTATCTCACCTGACACATTTAAACTTCCTGTAATTGATTGTTCACCACCAATAGAACCTGTGGTGATTAAACCATTTCTATTGATAGAACCTGTAACACCTTCTAACGCAGTTAATCTATTGTTCTGACTTAAATCAGTTACCGCAATACTTGAAGATAAACTTGTTAATGACCCTGTTGTTGCAAGACCATTAATCTGATTTTGTAATGAACCTGTTTCAACATCTAACCCCGCTAATTTAATATTAACAGATGATGTATATGCATTAAATGATGATGTGGTTACAAGTGACCCCGTATCAGCGGCAACAGGTTGACCATTTACAGTAAATGTACCTGATATGTTCACCTGTGTCTGTGACATTTGTAATGGAGAACTTCCACCCAAACCATCTGTTATAGTTTGTAAGTTTGCAGTAAATCCTGTATTCGCATTAGCAAGGTTTAATAGACCTTGATAAGACTGTGATACGAATTGGTTAGTTAATTGACCCATATTTTTAATTTCTTATATTTTATACATTCTTCCAATCTTTTGATATTTCATTCCACAATTCAGCAAGTTCAAACCATTTTTTACCCGGCGTGAACGGTCTTTCAGGTAGAATACATCTATTGTAATCAAAAGGTTGTGTTAATTGAATATTCATCACCCAACCTGCAAGTATCGTCTCATAGTTTTCTAATATAGGTTCAACACTCGCTGGCCATAGAGTTTCATACTCTGATAAATATAGGGTAGTCATAATGTCTTTACATATTTCTAATGTATCTGACATTAAATCTCTTTGGTTAGAATAGTCATTATTAAGTTGGTCAACAACAAGTATTTGAAAGTTGGTGATTAATTCGTTCTGTGCAAGAACTACATCGCCAGGAATTACATACATTCTCACGTACTTTGGTTCCTGTTCTGTTTCAATATTCATTGTAAGTTGTGTCAAATCACCCCACCCGTAACTATTAATTTGTTCGTGATTAAGTGCAAAGTCTTCTAAATCTTCTATAATCTGTTTGTAGTTAACTAAGTTAACTGAGTTTGGTAATGTAAAACCTGATGTGATTGGTAGTATACAATTGTTATAATCAAATGGTTGTTCTAATGTTATGTTCATTGTCCACCCACCAAGTATCGTTTCAAATCTTTCAAGGAACGGTGTAACATTCGGACCCCATTCAGGAGTGTAATACAAACTAAAATCTCCATATTCAGGGGTGTATGATTGGTATATAATTGTAAAAATATCTTTTGCAACCTCCAATGTATCAGACATAACATCTCTTTGATTGGAATAATCGTCATTGATTTGGTCTAATATAATTATGGAAAAGTCATATAGTAATCTATTCTCATCTAACCTGACATTTCCTGGCACGACATACATTTTTGTATATACAGGTTCCTGTTTGGTCTCAATGTCCATTGTAATCTGTGTAATGTCACCGTAACCAAAAGAATTGATTTGGGGGTGGTAAAACGCCATCCCTGATAAATCCTGTATAATTTGTTTATAATTTGTCATCTATAAAGAAATATAAATTTATTTGTATTGTATTATGAAATTTTCTGTTGTTGTATTTTCATCAATCTTACTTGTTCTTGGTCCCATTGTACCAAGTAATTTAATTGGTTCAATACTTCTAAGACGTTTTTCTTGTAGACGTATTCGTGTTTTGTAAAGTCGTTGTCAGAGATTTTGTTGATGACAAGAAACCATCCAAAGACTTGACTGAACCCATTTTGAATATTATCCTCCACATCATCCATATAATTTTGATTTTGGTCCACATCCCAATCTTCAGTGTTGAAGACGGCGGGGAATAACTTAAATATCTCTTTGCGAACTTGATAAAAAAAAACTGTGCTCCAAGTATATACTTCACATCTAACTCTTTCTTGAACAGTTCTGCCCGTTTCTTCATTGTGTTTACATCATACATCTCTATGTCATAATCGTGTTCTGTCCTTTGTGTGACGATTGGTCTGTACATAATTGCTGCAAGTATGTGTAATAAGTCTAATAACTCATCCTGTTTCTTGGTTGAGATGGTATCAAGGTCAACAAACTCAGCAAAGGTTAAGTCTCTCCAATTAGGAAAGAACCCATACTTCACACCATTCAATTCAAACTTATCAATGAACTTTATCTCATCTTGTTTAGGTATAATGTTTAGGATATGTGATGCGAGATAGTTAACCTCATCAAAACCACCATCTAATAAATCTTTTAATGGTGCACCTGAAACGATACTAACTAATTTTGCTGCAAAGTAATCTTCATCAAATAAATCTTTGACTTTGAATATTTTAACATAATTTTCTATTGAGATTATCTCAGGGATAGAAAATGGTTCCCCTTCTATTTTAAATTTTATCATACGAATGCTATTGAGTATTTTCCTGTTGTTTTATGATTTTTAACTTCAAAGTACATCCTCATCATTAATGCGTCAGAAAGGTCAGGGGATTTACCCAATATTCTTTTCATCTCATCTTTTGACATAACACCTACTTTGTTGTCTTTATCTATATCTTTTAATTTTATTGCTAATAGTTCCTGTGTTAAATCTTCTATCACTGATGGTTCTAATATGTTTAAACTAATCTTTCCCTCCTTAAACATCTCAGATAGTTTTACATAACATTGTGATTTAAGGTTTGTAAAGTTCTGTTCGTGTAATGCTCTTGCATTGTTTATAAAGTTAACCGACCTAATACTATCGGCTACAGGTCCACCTACACCATCACTATCTATAATTACTTGTTGTGAATGTATTCCGTGAAACTTCATTAAGTCCTGTATTTCGTCCACTAATTGTGTGGTTGGTATCTTTCTATAGATGTGACAAGATATGACCGCCAGACCCACCCAAATCATCACTACGGACCTATCATCACCAAACCTTGCTACGTCCACAGTCATATACTTCTTATCTGTTGAATTTGGTTCAAATTTGTAAACCGAATTAGATATATCATCAAACTTATATAAACTATCACCATCCTCTAAATAATCCCAATCACCTTCTAACAATCTTTTACGTTGTTGTGGTGGTAACTCTTTTAACATCTCAATATAAGATGCTGGTAAGTGTGGGTTATCCATTGGTAAGGATGGAATGAATACTTGGTTGTCTTGTAATCTTTCCTGTATGAATGGTATGTAAAAGTCTTTCTTAATCCAATTGTTTGAGGGGTTACAGGTCATTAGGACCTTTGGTATTAGATTATACTCATTTAACTTATATCTAAGACGAGATTTAACTATACTGAACGCTAATGATGTAATTTGTGCTGCTTCATCTATAAATGCAGCACTAATCTCAAGGGAACCTAAACTATCATAGTTAGGGTCTGATGGATTGTACGCAAGGTCCTTGAATATAATCTCTGATTTGTTATAGAACGTCAAGACGTTGCTCTGACCATTGAAGGTAAAGTGTTCACCACTTTTCATACCCATAGTACCCAACAAATCAAATAAGGTGTT